TCTGAGCGTATCTTTAAAGAAGCTGAACAAGGTAGTAAGGACGAGGCGGAACAGTCACAAAAGGAAGCTCAGGCAGAAACCCAAACTAAAGAACAAGAAGCTGCTGAAAGGTCAGATAAAGAAGCTCAAGCTGAAACTCAGACTAAAGAGGAGGAAGCGGCTGAACGCTCTACTAAGGACGCTGAAGCTGAAACTCAAGCTAAAGAGGAAGAATCAGCTGAAAGAGCAGACAAAGAAGCTACTGCTGAAACTGAAACTAAGGAAGAAGAGGCTGCTGAAAGAGCAGACAAAGAAGCTCAGGCTGAAACTCAACAAAAAGAAGAAGATGCAGCGGAGCAGTCCGACAAGGACCGTCAAGCTGAAGAGGACCGGAAAGAAGCCGAAGACGAAGCTAAGGACGCTGAAGAAACTGAAAAAGATCGTCAAGCGGAGCAAGAGCAAAAAGACACAGCTGCTGAAGAAACTCAAAAGGAAGCTGATGCTGAAACTTTAGACAAAGAAACCCAAGCTGCTGAGGAATCACAAAAGGAAGCTGACGCAGAAACAGCCGACAAAGAAGCTCAAGCCGCTGAAGAAACTCAAAAAGAGGCTGATGCAGAGACTGCAGATAAAGAAGCTCAAGCTGCTGAGGAATCACAAAAGGAAGCTCAAGCAGAAACAGCAGACAAAGAAGCTCAGGCTGCTGAAGAAGCGCAGAAAGAGGCTGATGCTGAAACTGCTGATAAAGATGCTGCTGAACAACAGCAAAAAGAAGCAGAGCAAGTAGATAAAGATGTAGCCGAAGATTCTGAAAAAGACGTTGCTGAACAACTAGAGAAGGACGCAGAACAACGTCAGAAAGACACTCAGGCTGAACAGGAACAAAAAGAAGCTGAACAGACGGACAAGGACGCAGCAGAAAAGCAAGAAAAGGATCGTCAGGCTGAACAAGAGCAGAAAGAGCAGGACGCCGAACAAACGGAAAAAGAAGAAACTGCTGCTGAACAGCAAGAGAAAGAGGCTGAAGCTGCCGATAAGGAAGCGGAGCAGCAACAGAAAGATACTCAAGCTGAACAAGAGCAAAAGGACGCAGAGACTGCTGATAAAGAAGCTGAGGCTGCTAAGGACGCACAGGCTGAAACTCGTGATAAAGAGACAGAGGCTGCTAAGGACGCTGAAGCTGAAAGTGCTCAAAAAGAAGCTGAGGAAGAGCAAAAAGACGTTGTAGCAGAACAAGAGCAGAAAGATGCTGAAACAGCAGACAAGGAAGCTGAGGCTGCTAAGGACGCACAAGCTGAAACACAGGAAAAAGAAGCAGAGGCTGCTAAGGACGCACAGGCTGAAACAGAGGCTAAAGAGGCTGAAAGAGCTAAAGACGAACAAGCTGCAGAGGCTCAAGCTAAGGAGCAACAGGCTGCTGAGGAAGCTGCAAAAGAGCAGCAGGCAGCTGAACAGTCAACTAAGGACGAAAACGCTCAGAAAGACACTACTGCTGAAACTGAAGCTAAAGATGCGGAACAAACAAATAAAGATGCTGCTGATGAACAGCTAGAGAAAGATCTTGAGTCTTCTGAGCAAGGTCGTAAGGACGCTGAAGAGCAAAGTAAAGACACTACAGGCACCGGAGACGGAGACGGGGACGGCACTGGAGACGGGGCTGGTAATGGTACTGGAACAGGTACTGGAACTGGAGACGGTGACGGTGATGGTGATGGTGATGGTGATGGTGATGGTGATGGTGATGGTGACGGCGACGGTATGCTAAGTGGCGCACCTATAAAGTCAGATTTTAGTCCCCACAAAGGTATGTTGTCTTACGCGCCTCCGGGTTTCCAGTACATAGGATATCAACCAGAACCTCAAAAAGATTATGATATAGAACTGAATAAATTCTTATTTCAGAACAGCGGGATGCTTGTATGACATACCTAAATTTAATGAACAGTGTGCTACGTAGGTTGCGTGAGGAAGAAACCACCTCAGTGACTAGTACTACTTATAACAAGATGGTTGGTGACTTTATTAATGATGCTAAAAGGTTAGTAGAGGAGGCGACAGACTGGTCTGCTTTACGTAGCACTATTATTGTTCCTACTGTTGCGTCTGACAATACTTATTCACTAACTGACTGCGGTGATAACGTAAAGGTTATGTGTGTCCTTAATGACACTAGTAATTTCTTTATGGATTATCAAACTAAGGATTGGTTTAACGAACAGATATATATTGCTGACGCGTCAGAAGGCACACCAAGATACTACACGTACAACGGCCTTGACGCCAACGGTGATACACAAGTTTTAGTAGGACCAACTCCTGACGGCGTGTACAACTTGCGTTTTGATGTAGTTAAACGACAAGCAGACCTAAGTGCTAATACTGACGTATTACTTGTACCTTCACAACCTATTATTCACTTTGCAGTTGCTTTGTTAACTCGTGAACGTGGTGAGACTGGTGGTACTTCTACTGGTGAGTACTTTAGTATTGCTGACAAGTTTTTGTCTGACGCTATTGCAATAGACGCAGCAAAGCACCCAGAAGAGATGATCTTTAGGACTATCTGATATGGCTCAAGAACTTAAAAGTATTAATCTTGTAGCACCGGCGTTTAAAGGCATTAACACCGAAGACTCTCCGTTGGCACAAGACCCGTCGTTTGCAGAAATTGCAGACAACGCTGTGATTGACAAGCGTGGTCGTATTGCGGCACGTAAGGGCCACACTGTTATTACAACTAACAAGACAGCATTAGGCTCTGAGACAATTAGAGCTATAAAAGAATTTGATAGAAGCAGTGGCAGTAGTGTTGTTTTGTCTGTAGGTAATGACAAGATATTTACAGGCACTACTACACTTACAGACGCTACACCCGGTGGTTATACAATTACTGCTGACAACTGGAAAATTGTTAACTTTAACGACAAAGCGTATTTATTTCAAGCTTCTCATGCACCTTTGGTGTACGACGGTACTTCTGTAGTACGTCTAGACTCAGTTGCTGGTGCGGCTGGTGTTGTACAAGGTAACGAAGTCCTGTCAGCATTCGGTCGTTTATGGGTAACTGGAGTAAGTAGTAACCCTTCTGTTATTTATTGGTCTGATTTGTTAATAGGTCATGACTACTCAGGCGGCACTAGTGGCTCTATCGACATATCTAAAGTATGGCCTGACGGTTATGACGAGATCGTTGCATTAGCAGCACATAACGGTTTACTGATTATATTTGGTAAGCATAGTATTGTTACCTATTCTGGTGCAGAAGCACCTGCAACAATGGCTTTAGCTGACACAGTAGCTGGTGTCGGCTGTGTAGACAGAGACACTGTACAGTATACAGGTACTGATGTTTTATTCTTAGCGTATACAGGACTTAAAAGTTTTGGTAGAACAGTCCAAGAAAAATCATTACCTATTAGTAGTTTATCAGGAAACATTACCAAAGATATTATCAGTGCATTACAATCAGAAAATACATTCTTTAGGTCTATCTATAGCCCTGAAGAAGGTTTTTACTTATTAACTTTTGTAGGGCAAAACATAACCTACTGCTTTGATGTTCGAGGGACATTAGAAAACGGGTCTTATCGTGTTACTCGTTGGTTGTCTACCGGCTTTAGTTGTTACACGCGACTAGAAGACGGTACGGTTTATATAGGAACGTCTGACGGAATTAGTCAATACGAAGGTTATCAAGACAACGGTTTAGGTTATCGATTTAAGTACTATAGTCCTAGTCTAACATTTGGCGACAGCGCTAGAGTTAAGATTTTAAAGAAATTAAAACCGACGTTAGTAGGCGCTAACAACGCTACGGTTTTTATGAAGTGGGCTTACGACTTTAAAGGTTCATACGCAACAGCAGAGTTTACAGTAGGGGATCAGATTACTGGATTCTACGGCGTAAGTGAATACACCACTGTAGAGTTTACTGGCGGTGCTTTAACAAACCAAAGAAGTTTAAATGCGACAGGGTATGGAACAAGTGTTGTTGTGGGATTAGAAGCAGAAATAAATGGTTCGCAATTATCACTACAGGAAATTAACGTAATGGCTTTGATAGGTAAGCTACTTTAATCAGGAGCAAGACATGGCATGGTATGATGACATCAGTAGTTTTTTAGGCAGCGAAGCAGGAGCAGGTTCTCTAGCTGCCCTTGGTCTTGCTTTGGCACAACAAGGTTATAAAGACATAGGAGACATTGGTAGTCAAGCCTATCGTGAAATGTCAGGACCAGACGGTCTTGCTCAAGAACTTCGCGGTATGCTTGAGTTTCAACCGTACACTGTAACTACCGCTACAGGTGGTCAGTTTGGTATGCAACAAGATCCTACTACAGGACAGATGGCATACCAAATGCAGATGTCTCCTGAAGAACAAGCAATGCAACAACAGTTGTTGTCTCAGGCACAACAGATGTACGGGCAAGCAGCAATGCCTACAGCTGACCGTGAACAAGAAGTGTTTCAGAGAATGATGACTGCCATGTCTCCTGAGCAGGAACGAGAGCGTTTAGCTTTAGAGCAACGCCTTGCTGCACAAGGACGATTAGGTACGCAGACAGCACAGTTTGGTGGCACTCCTGAAGGACTGACGTTAGCTAAGGCTCAGGAAGAAGCACGTAACACGGCCATGCTTAACGCTATGCAATTTGCAGGACAGGAGCAAATGCAACAGGCACAGTTAGGACAAGGTATGTTGTCTGGTAGTTACATTCCACAAGCCCAGCTTATCGCAGGTCTACAGCCCGGAATGACAGGCGCAGAACAACGTCGTGCTTCCTTGTCAGAACAAGCCAGAACGTACGGAGAGACGTACGCTACAGGTCTTGAGGCACTACTTCAAGCCGGTCTTGGACAAGCAGGTATTGCTGGAGGCTTTGGTACACAGTTGGCTGGATCCGCTTTAGGCGGTCTGTTTAGCGATTAAGGGAGAACGTAATGGCTACATTTTCACAACAATTCCTAGCTAATCTAGGTCGCCCTCAGATAACTGGAGGCATGATGGACTTGGGGGCTGCTCTTGGTGGCCTTCCTCAACAAGTTCAAGCACGAGATAAACGACAGCAGTTAGCTGAAATAATGAAGATGGGTAACGCTGCTTTGGCTGCTGGTGATTCAGTAAACATTGCCCGTGTACGTCGTCAATTAGAAGAAGCGGGGTTTCCTGAAGAAGCTGCTAAGATGGCTCAAGCAGAGGCCCAAGCACGTCAACAACAAGCTGCCCGTGGTATGTTAATGAGTGCTGTTTCTGAGGAGCCTTTGTCAAGAGAAGTAATGCAAGAAAGATTAGGCGAAGGTTTAACAGCACAGGACTTGTCAGGCGCATTGCAAATAAGAAAAGCACTAAAACCTGCTCCTTTCCTTACTAGAGCAGAACAAATAGACCTTTCTAAAACATACACTCCAAGAAGTATTGCAGCAGCAACTAACAAAAGCGATTTTGGCTTGTTAGACCCCCTTGATGATGCTGACTCTGCAACTGTCTTGGCCGGGATTACTGAATGGATAAACCCTAATAAACCTAATGAGGGTGTACAGCTTAGAACTGTTCAGGACAACCAAGCAAACACTTTAGAATTAGGTACAAAACGACCAATAGGCGGTCCTGAGTTAGCAGTTCTTGAGAAAAAAACAAAGCCTCCTGTTTCAGTCACTCTTAGTGAAGAAAGGGAAAGTGCCTTAGCTAAAGGTGTAGCTGAAGACATTGCTGAAGAAACAGCAGTCCAGATTCAAAACGCAGGGGACGCTGTAGATATGCGTTCTACTCTTGCCGAAGCTAAATTAGTTGCTCAAGACCAACCAGACGTGTTTGGCGCTGGTGCGGAATTTATTTCAGGGGCGCGTAGAGCTACTTTAACTATGATGAGGGCAATGGGTGTCAATGACAACGATCCTCTTATGTCTGATTTTAAAAACAAAGAAGGGAGCATAGACCAAATACGTTCGTTTACTCAGGACTTTGTTAGGAAGCGTTTAGCAGCAACTAAAGGTGCTATTTCAGACAAGGAATTTACAACTTTTATTGCTTCGGTTCCTAACCTTTTACAAACACCGGGCGGTTATTTAACACTTCTTAATCAAATGGAGTCGTTAAATGAACGGGCTATTATGAAAGGGATGGCGCTTCGGGAAGCAAGGATTTCTGAGAATGCGTCAGAAGCTATCAATAAGGTTGAAAAAAAATGGGACAAGTTTACTGGTGACTTTAAGTACTCTACGTTTATGCCGCCAGAGGAGCAAAGAAAACTTTGGGAAATTTATTTAGAGAAGGACGGTGATATAGACCCTAAAAAAGATATTTCATTTACTATATCTCGTCCTACAAGAAATACTGAAGTACTTTCTTACGGGGAACTTGTAAAAGCAGCTGCAAGAAATAATGTGACGGTTTCGTCCTATCTTTCACGAAGTTATGCTAATCCTAACGTAACCATTTCTTTAAATCCACTGTTAGACATTACATTTAAGTAGGATACTATCATGGCTAAACAACTTAGTATTTTAGACGAGGCTTTTGCAGAAAGTCAAAAGGAAGCAGAAAAAGCTACTTATGGTGATGTAATTAAGTCAGGCGGTATTAGAATTGTTGCTGGTCCTGCTCAAGCCTTATTAGGATCTGCCGAAGTAGCAGGGTTAGTGGACAAGGGTTCGACAGCTGAGTTTACTAGGTCTGTTCTGGAAGCAGAAAAGATGGGTGAAATGGACTTAGCTCAAACACTGGTGCGAGAAACCTTGGCACAGGCTGTTCCTATTGCTGCAGAAATTTATGCTACACGGGGCAGATCTCTTTTACAAAGTTTAAAACCTTCTGCAGGAATCGGTGCTGTAGGAGGTTTCTATACTTTTGTAGAAGACCCTGAACAAGCCGCTGCGATAAGTTCTGCGAGAATGTACAATCAGATTGTTGGTGGTGCTGCATCCGTTGCAACTACAGGTGCTATGTTACCTCTTGGACACCTCATGTCAAGTATAAAGGGAGCACGGGGCGCTTTAGACGTTGCTGGTCCAGACATTAGACCTTCTGAAGGAGTTCGTGAAGCTGGTGCTGAACTTATTGAGGCTGCAGGAGAAAGAGGTATTAGTATCAGTCCCGGAGTAGCAACTGGTGATGCTGCTTTAGTTGGTGAAGAACTCCGAAGAGGAACTGTAATTAGACCAGTGTTTGCACGTTTCCTAGCGGACAAAGTAGGCACAAACGCCACAAGCTTAGAAAGTTTAATTGACGACCTAGTTAATACTATTCTTCCTGAAGGAAAGGACCAGATAGGAAAGGCCATTGATGATGCTTACATAAGAGTAGATAATGAGTTAATACCTCAAGAATCGCTACCTCTTTACGACACACTACGTAGCGAAGACGTTGTTCAACAGGCGATTGCCGGAATAAAAGGAACCACGGGTCTTTCTTCAGAATTCAATAGTTTACACCCGTTGTCGGTAGGGCGTATTAACATGATTTCTAAACGTCTTGAGTCAATGATTCAGACTGCGCCTAGTGACGCTGCTCAGAAGATGATTGCAGCAAAACGAAGACTTCAAGGGTTTGCTGACGATATATCCCCTTCTTACAAAGAAGGTAGGGCTATGACTCAACGTAAAAAGTCTGCACTAACTGTTGAACAAGCAATGCAACGGGGTGGTCAAGGTACAGAAGCAGTTATACCTTTTCAATATAGGGTTCAGTCCTTTGTTAGCGCTTTTGAAAACTTAGAGGCCAAAAAGGCTCTTGACACGGCTATTGAGAACTTACCTTCAGGCCCTGCTCAGAAAGAAGCCAGAGCTAAGTTTAATATGCTAATTGAGTTAATACCTAGAGTAGCTGAGATGGACAAGCTAATTAAGGCTAAACTTGGTGACGATCCTGAAGAGTTAGCCCGACGTGCTGGTGTTACTCCTGCTGCTGCTTATAGTGCTCTAAACTTTTTAAACATTAACAATGATCGTAAATTTATTGAGTTTATCTTAGACCCCAACAAGAGTGTTGCACGTCTTAGAGAAGTAATGCCTAAGCGCACAACGACACCCCAAGAATTCCTAAGGGTTTTCGGTACATGGTTTAAAGAAAACTTCGATGAGTACGACCAGACGATGACAGTACCTCAAGTTATGTCTACTCAAGAAGAAAACAAAATATCTAAAGCTTCTAACTCTAGTCGATCAAGGACATACCAAAGACTCCTTCAGACGGGCAAGTTAGAAGAGTTACAAGAAAAGAACCCTAGGATTTATCAACAGCTATTAGAAAGCACTCGACAAACAGCTATGGTATAAGGACTGAAAATGGAAGGGAAGAAACAATCACAGCAACTTATGGACTATGAGTTGATGGTGGACGTGTTTAACAAAGTCCCTGCTGAAGCGCGTCCGGGCGGTAAGTACGGTCTAATTGCTGGCTTTGGTTATGCTGGTGACTATCCCACTAAAGGTGAAGTGACTACACCAAGGCAGTACGGGCAGCAAACACCGCAAATGGCGGAAAGGGGTCAGCTTCCTATCTATGGTAGAGGTAATAAACGTGTTTCTGGTTTTTATATACCACCCGGCTTAGGCCCTTTAAGAGAATCTACGCAAAAACTTTTGCAAAGCGAAAGGCTGTTTCCTATGGGGACTCCTGTATCTGATGAAATTTATTATCAAGATGTACAAGACCCTGAAAGATATTTTTTAGACCCCAAGGACACTGCTGATAGAACCATTATGCACGAGTTTTATCATAGAGGGGCTAATAAACTACCCTTAGAAGATCTTGCTAAATTTTCAGAAAAGAAAGGTGACAGGGATTCTGCTCTTATCTTTAGGCAAATGCAAAAGACAGCTGGGGAGCATTACTTACTAGAGGCTGTAGACGCTTACGTAAAAGCAAAAGGTGATGATAAAAAACTACCTTCGGTTATTAGAACTAGACTAAATAGAATAGAAAAGGCTAATGATGTTATCAGAGAATACATGACACCTGAGCGTCAAAAAGAGTTAGGGCTTCGTATACCTCTTAAAGAGACTAAACCTAAAAAAGAAGGGATGTTTGACAAATTACTTAAATAAAAAAGGGGCCGAAGCCCCCTGTAGTTTACAACTCACAGTTATTCCCCGTACAGGCTAACTGTTGAGACCCTTCTGTCATGTCAGAGTTCTCAGAGATGTTCCAATCAATCGTCTCTGGGAATTCCTCCTTAAGCTTCTCATAGGTCTCTAAGTCTATGGGTTCGTAAGGAGCCTGTTGGTACGTATGTTCGGAATAAGGGAGGAACGATACTCCACTAATCTTGTCGAACTTGTTGTACAACCACTGGCCTACCTCAAGGAATTCATCATCACGGTAGTAACACGTCATGGACGGCTTGTGTTCACACCAAAAGTCCTGATAAATCTCCCATAGCTCAAGTTGTTCCATTGCACCCATCTCAGAGGCCACCACAGCCCCGTCAGGGGATTTTATAGGGAAGCTGAATACCTTAGTAGTGGGTGACATAACGTCGTCCTCTACAGGGATTCCTGCAGCTTCTAAGACGGCACAGAGTGGGTCTCTGGCGTCTGCTCTAACTCGTCTAATGTATTGATCTGAGTATCTAGGGTGGATGCCAGACGCAGAATCCACCAACTGACTAACAGTGCCGGAAGGCTTAACAGCAGTAATGGCAGTGCTAGTGTTAATGCCAAGACGGTTAGCCCATTCTGCGTTAGTTTTAATAGCCTCTTCTTTAAGCTCCGTAAGCCACGTTTTGAGTACACCTTTATCCCTCCTTCCTGATAATGTAGGGTGATCCATGATACCTGTTAATGATACACCCAACAAAGCCTCTTCTTCTGTGTTCTTCTGCCAGATCTTACGTAGGTAACGGAAGTCTGTTAGGGTAGCCTGTAGAGTCCCAAGGATAGACGCAACACGTACTTTTCGTTTGAGGTCTGAAAGCGTATCGGTTGCCCTGACAACAACTTCTGATAGATTGCAGAATTGGTTAGGCCGTAAGATGATTTCTGAGCATGGATTAGTTCCAAAATCATAGGAAGCATCTCGTCGGTCGTTCTTTGCAGCTTGTTTTTGACTTGCGACTCTAGAGAACATACCTCGCTCTCCTGAACGGGACTCGTATAAACTTTTCCACTCATTAAGGAATGCCTCAAAGTCTGGCTTCTCTGTATAACACGCACTGTTGTTTGCTAGTCCGCGTTGAGGATTATCTTGCCACCACTGGCCTGACTTGCATCTTCGGAGTCTATCGTCAGTGAGGTTAGACAGACTGATGAGAGCGGACCTGCGTACACCGCCGACGACAACGATCTGTGCAATCTTACAGCAGAGATCATGACATTCGATGGAGCTAAGTTTACGTCCAGCAGCCTCCCGAAAGACGCTGACTGTGAAGTTGAACAAATCGACAAGAGGCTCTGGACCAGATGCTCTACCTCCGAAGGTCTTAAGGGCTGCCCCTGCAAGTCGTACTCCAGACACGTCCCATTTTGGAAGTTGGCCTGAATACAACAAGCTAACAAGTTCCCTGTAAGCTTTAGCCCATCCAATTTTGCTATCGGCGACATGTATAACGGTATCGGTATCATGGAATTCCTCTGCTACTTCTGGTAGTTTAGATACGTACTGACGTTCAACAGAGTAGCCTACTCCAGTGCCGCACATAAGTACGTACATCATCTCGTCAAACGCTTTAGGGTGGTCAATAGGTAGGTAGCTACAGTTAAAACCAGCTACGTTGTCACGGTCAAGAGCCTCACCAGCAGTCATCAATGCTCTCATGCTGGGCATAACATCCATGTCGTGAATGTCTGAAAAGATACCGTTAGCTTCTTCGAGTGTTAACTTACCCTTCTCAATCCAGAAGTTTAGATACCTGTCGATTGTTTCTTCCCAAGTCTCACGTCGCTGTTGATCTGGCAGGTAACGTGCATAGCGTGACTTGTGTATGTACTGTTGGTATGCGTCCATTAATTAATTTCCTTGATTAGTCGTTCAATGTACCACTTGCATTTACGTAAGTCCTCCACTGGTTTGCCTTTGTAGTCATA